GAAAACGAAAGTATTTGCCTATTTCATCATCTGATAAATGCACAGTATCGGCTATAAATTTGTCAACATGGACACCCATTTTGAAGATTTTACTCACAAATAATATCCTTTAAGACTACTATTGATCTCTTAATGTAAGGGGTTTTAGCGATATATTCTTTATCTTTTAATCGGTAGATATATCTATCGACCCCTGATAGCGATTTTAAACCTAAACCATCGGCAATTTCTCTCATAGATGGCGATTTTCTCTCGATTTTAGTAAAATTAATTATAAATTCTAAAACCTTAGTTTCCTTAACTGTCAAATTATTGCGTATTTCCTTGGTTTTTTGACAAATATTACAAAAGACTTCCATTTCATATAAAATAAATATTTTTATACATTTGTCAAAACTTATTGACAATGTAAAATTATATCAATATTTTTAAGCACACAATAAATTTGACTAAAAAAACTTACGAGGTAAAACTATGCAAATGAAATTGTTAGACCACAAAAAATATTTAATTAGATTAAATAATTTAGTTAAAGAAAAAGGACATGACGTATCTGGCAGAACATTATCTAGGCTTACTGATAATGAACCTATTGGCTATGGTTCAATGTCTCATCAAACTATTGCATCAATTTTAAAAGGTTCTGATGTAAAGTTTTCACAGCTTCAAGAATTAGCAAGAGTTTTAGAAGTTAAAATAAATCAAATTATTAGTGATAATATTGTTAAAGCAGAAATTATTGAAAAGTTTGATTATAATAAATGTCATTTTGTGCCTAGAAATTATGATGAACCAATAGAAGTTATTTATTTTTTAAATAATGCGTATTTAAAACCAACACAAAAAGCATTTTATTGGGATATACACGAAGGTAATCACATTCCTGCATTTTCACTTATAGACTTTGATCACAAAAATTGGGTTAATGATAGTAAATTAAAAGAAAGATTAATTAATGTAGATGTATTTCTTCAAAGAAAAGAAAATAATATGTTTTATTTTGGTCAAGTATTAAAATTTAATAAAGATGGCTCTTGCGTGTTTCAATGGTGGAAAAGTAAACACATAAATAGAGACGATTTAAAATTTAAAGAAAACGGCAGAATGGTTTCTTATAAAGATATGTGGGTTAATGAGTTTGAATTAATCAAAGATTGTCAATTTAATGCTATTTATCCACGAATAACTACACACACCCTATTTGACGAAGATTATAAAATCGAACAAATCGCTATATAACTTTACATTGTCAAAATAACTTGACAAACTAATTTCAATCTATATTTTGTCCTCTATTGGCTAGAAATGGTCAATAATTGCAAGATTTGACATAAGGTTACTTCTTGTAGTCGATGATACATGGCACAGAGAGGGTAGGTTTCCTCCGTAATAGTTTTTCCTACCCTCTTGTTCCAGAAAGGCAGACATGGACAAGATAGGAAAAATATTAACAGAAAGATATGGTTGGGAAGTTTACCCATTACCAAGCCCATTAGTAGAACAAAGAGAACCTAAGAAAGAATGGGAATTAGAACAAGCAGAAAATGAAGAGTTGATAGAAACAGATAATGCCAACTAAACCTTATAAACTTGATGATAAAAAAATACCTAGTGTAACAACTATTATATCTCGTTTTAAAGATAGTGGGGCAATAACTGGATGGTCAAACAAACTTGGATTAAGTGGTATTAAATACTGGGAAGAAATGAAACGAGTTCAAGACATAGGAACTACATTTCACGATCACGCAGAGTGTATCATTAATAAAAAAGAATTTACATTATCGGATGACCCCGAAGTACAAAGTTGTTTCAATGGTTTTATGAAATGGTGGAAAGAATTTAATGTCTAACACCGAAATTATTTGGACAGAAAAACATTACACCTCTCGTAAGTATAAATACGGAGGTACACCAGATTTGCTCGTCAAAAAAAATGGAAAACATATTCTGATTGATTTTAAGTCATCTTCTAATGTGTATGTTGATAATCTTTTACAAGGTTCAGCTTACGCACAGCTTGTTAAAGAAAATGACAAGATAGAAATAGATCAATTTTTAGTAGCTCGTTTTCCAAAAGATAACTCTGAATATGAGATTAAAGAGTTTAACAAAACTGATCTAAAAGAAGCATTTAAACAATTTAAGATTTATTTAACTGCTTTTGAAAAAGATAAGGAATTAAAGAAAAGGATGAGAAAAAAGAAATGAAAGATAAACCAGAAGAAATACAAACAATAAAAGAGGCTCTTACAAAGTTTCAAGAAATGAATGTTAAGGCAATTAAAGAATCAGTTAACCCACATTTTAAAAGTAAATATTCTGATCTTACAAGTGTCATTAATGCTGTTAATTATGGAACTAAGTTTGGTTTATCATTTACGCAATCAGTTGATTATCAAAATATGATAGTAAAAAAAGAAGCAACACAGTTTGATAAAGAAGGAAATCAAATAGTAAAAAAATGGGAAGACGTTACAAAAGATATTTATGTAACAACAACCATGCGTCACAATATTGATAAAAAAGAATTTTCTTGTCGTGTACCTGTTTTAGTTAAAGGCGATGATAAAGAAAATCCTCAAAGGATGGGGAGTTCGGTGAGCTATGCGAAGAGATATGGATTACAATCATTATACGGATTAGCTAGTGATGATGATGACGGAAACTTAGCAAGTTAAGGAGATAATATGGAAGAAAAAGATTTTGCTAAAGGATTATTTGTAAAAGAATCTAACGTTGATTTTGTTAAATTTAAAATATCAATAAAGAAAGATGAATTTACACAATGGTATAAAGAAAAATTACAAAACAAAGATGAAGATTGGATTAATCTTGATGTTAAAGAAAGTAAGGAAGGCAAGTGGTACACGGAAGTAAACACTTGGAAACCTAAGTCAGATACACAATCAGTAACTAAAGAAGAGAAACTTGAAGACATACCATTTTAAAAAGTTTTTGCGGCATGAGGTTGCAAAATTAACTGCAATAATTGTTATTCAGTTTTCTGCGTTGTTGCAGAAAAGCTAGTTGGAGAGAGATTGTTCGCTTATCTGACAGTTATTCAAAAAGGAACAAAGGAAAGGATGATAAGTTTTTTTGGATTATAACAATAAAACAAATTAATTTTTTATCTTTTTTAAAGTGTGAGTAATAGGGAGGGTTTTTTATAGGATTCCCTCCCACTAAATTAAAATGAAAAAACATATAGACGTATACAGACAATTTTGGTGGGATGAATTAACACTAGCACAAACTGAACAATGTGCAATGTGTGGCGATTGGGGTGCTGACGTACACCACCTATCTGCAAAATCTTTAGGTGGGAGTAAGTGCAAAGATTACATTGAAAATCTCATTTGTCTCTGCCGAAGCTGTCACGATAAATGTCATTCTAATAAAGAATACAACATTAAAGCCAGAGTTATCAATCTTAGAAATATAGCAGATAAATTGGAGAGTGAATATTTATGAGTGATGAATATTTTAAAAGAAGAAATAGGTTTGACCCTGTTGCTATGATGAATGAAACATTAAAGCTTGGAGAAGATTGGGCTGAAAACAAGACAGCTTTTGATTCATTAAAAGACACAGAAGCTACGTTAAAAAGTAAAATTTTTGAAGAGCTAAAAAACAATGGACATAATACAACTACAGCAAAAGAACTAATAGCAAATCAAAAAGAATTTATTGAACATACAACAACCAAACAAGACATACATAAGAAGTTTTTAATTTCACAGGTTCGTTACATCACTAAACAAAAGCTAGATGATTTAGAACAAACAGACGAAGTAAATAAGCGACATGAAATGAAAATGAGTAGGTATCAAACATGAACAAAGTAATTATAAAATCTGCTATGTGGAAAAATGGTGGTAGTGTTGGAATTGCTGAAAAAAATTTTACGGACAAAGGGGTATTAGTAGAAATACTAGATAAAGATAAGTACGGAAATAAACGCTATCCCCACACTTATAAAATATCAAAAGAAAATGCCATGAAGTGTCAAAGTATGATCGCTAAGAATAATACAGCGTTAAGGGTAATACCTATTAGCGAAATGGAGATCATAAGTGAGTAAAGAAATAAGCAAGTTAACACAATTAGAAGAAGGCGGTAATAATCCTAAGTCTGGTTTATTTGAAAAACCGTTGTGGGAATTAGAATTTGGAGACGGAAGTATTAGAATATTGGGTAAACCTAAAATGGAAGAGTACCTTTCAAAAGCCTATAATAACACAGTACATCACTTTAATAAAAGAGTTAGTGTTTTGCACGATGATCGTAAAATTATTCAATGGTGTGTTGTTTTTATAGACTATCAAGATGTTTTATTAGCTACGAATGAATTATGTAATATGCTGTATTTAGGACACCAACGCAAAGATGAAGAGAAATATAAAGAAATAGAAGAGAAACTAGCAAAGAAAAGATTACCAGAGAACTCCGCTTTATTTCATCCTAAACGTATTACTACGGAAGAAGAACGTAAAGAACTAGACGAATTTAGGAGAAAGATTAGTGAAGATGCAAAAAATGAAGAAGAAAATCAAGATATAATAATGGGGAAATACTAATGGTAGAAGTAATTACAGTAAAAGAATTAGCAAAAGATTTGAAATTTAGTGAAAGAAGTTGTAGAAGGTTATTAGCCAAATTGAGAAAAGAAAATCCTCAAGAAAAGGCATTGCATCGTTTCAGAATGAGTACACAAATCTTCACTAAAGAAGATGTGGGAAAGGTTATGGAACTATGCTTAGACTTAAATCAAGAGAAAACAGTAGATACCTCTATATAAGAGGTTCTTTTCTATATGAAGGAAGTACAGTTGAAGTTAATTGGACAAAAACTGATTTATTAAATACTAAAAAAATTACACCTAGATTCGAAGAAAAGTTTTGTGAGGATTGGAAGGAAGATTATAAAAGAATACATGGTAGTTATAAAATACGAAAGTACAAAGACGCACATGAAGAATTATTATCTGACCCCCATGAAAAACCAAGTAAACAAGATAAAAGAAACTTACAAAGATCAGTTGTATATTTAGGTTCGTTTCCCTTATCCAAGATCAATAATAAAATTATTGGTCAGAAAGCTATGGAGTGTTATCAAAATATTAAACAGTATGCTGATTTACGTTTTAACGAACAAGATAGAGATACACAAATAGAAATATCATCTAAACACGCCACAGTTAATCGTAATTTCATTAATGCTGTATCAAAGATAATGCACTATGCGTCAGATAATAATTGGTGCAATTATCTTCGTATAAAACACTTTCCTACTTTATCTAACGCTAATAGACCTAAGTATTACTTTACATTAGAAGAAGTAAAAAGATGTTTAAAAACCTGTCTTGATTATGAAATAAAATTATTGCTTGTTTTTATTCTTTATACAGGAGCTAGATTACAAGAAGCCTTAAATGTATCTTGGAAAGGTACAAATTATAAAAATAATAAACCACAAATAGATTTAGAAAATAATGTTATTTTTTTATGGCAAAATAAACAGCAAGAAGGAAGAGAAGTATCAATACACCCTACTCTACGAGAATGGCTTGTAAGAATTAATGATAGGGAAGATATGTTGTTTCCTTGGAAAAATTTAGATCAAAGAAAAAAATCAGATTGGGGATTATCTAATCGTTGGAATAAAATGTTAGATGATGCAGGTATAAGCCATAAAAAGAAAAGAAGAGAAGGAAGGCATACTTGGACAACTAACTTAATTAGTTATGCTGATACGAATGATAGTGAATTAATGGATTTGGGGGGTTGGAAAACGAGAGATATGATTAGTGTCTATGGAAGTACAATACCAGAAGAGACAGCGAAGAAAATAAATTTGCTACCTTAATTCGTACAGTTTCGTACACAGAAAATTTTATCGCAGAAAACTAGGGGTAAAAAAGGTATGGACAAGCCGTGACAGGGCTGATATAGGTATGACAGACGATGCAAAACAAAGACAAAACTTACGTTTTAATGGCATACTTGGACAGCTATAGACAGATAATCCGTACAATAGCTGTACAGGGGGTTGATAAAATTATTAGTTTTGTATATTGGGGTTTTTGGCGAGGGGGTGTAGTTCAGTTGGTTAGAACGTCTGCCTGTCACGCAGAAGGTCGAGGGTTCGAGTCCCTTCACTCTCGCCATTACCCTAAGTAATCTATTTTTTTAATTACTCCTTTGGGTATGACTTGCGATCTACCAAATAGATCATCTTCATCGTGAGTATCTTTATCAGCTAGGATAACAACAAGGTCATCTGTCTCCTTATATAACCAACCTAGTGAATCAATAGAGCAACATTTAGAGTTATCTAGGTCTGTTTTTTCTATCCAAGACCCCACAGAGTTCTCATTAGTGTCCAACCAAGTAACTTTAACTATCTTCATGTTTCCTCAAATGTTTATAGTATTGCCTTTGTTTTACTGTGCCATTAAAATAATCATCATCCCAATTATTGTAATAGCCAATTTTTTTTAGTGACTTACTTGCCTCTTCGAGTTCATCAAATGGCTGTATTAACACCATCATAAAATCATTATGACTTTCCCATGTTGTATCTTGTAAGAAATCTATTTCTTCATCAAAATCTTCTGGGTGTGATGCCATTAAGTAAACGTCTTTTGGCACATACACATAGTTAAGTGCATGAATATAGTCGGCTAGTTCATCAGCAGTTATGGATAAATCAGAACAAGCAACGATTGAAATTTTACCTGTAAATTTATTAGCTTCTTTTGTGATAGCCTCAAGGTATGTGTTAGAGTCGTGGTGTTCTATTATGTTTATGTGATTGTCTAGCCTTGTTTTTTTTGCGTAAGGGCAAACAGGGAAATTGTTTAAATGTTTATTAGGTATTTCTAAAAAGTCTTTTGACCAAGAAATGATGTCTTCTCTAATAGACCTCACTACTTTTTCTTTTTACTCTTTTTCTTTTTCTTTTTTGGAAATCCTGCTTTCATATTAGCGTAAGCCTCTGGGCTAATTGTACTGTTCTTCTTACTTCTACTTTTTCCTGCTTTTTTACGTTTATTTATATTTCTATATAGTGACATATACCCCTACCATTTTGTACGTGCAGACCAATAAGCCGCAGACATTTTACCTTTGTTAATATTTTTACGATGTCTAGCCATAAAAGATTTTCTTCTTGGCGTATTTTTTTTGTCTCCAGACACACCTTGCTGACCAAAGCGGATAGTTTTTATTTTACTACCCTCTTTGGCAACAACAATGTGAGATTTTTTAGGATGCGATGGAGTTCTTTTAGGTTTATTAAAATTACTTACTCCTGCTCTTTTTAATCTTGGATCTGCCATTAATTAAATAGCACCAATCACTACGATTACGATTATCGCAACAATTCCTGCTTTAATCCAATCTTTCATTGACCAATCAGACCACTCTTTTAAGTGACTCCATAAGTCTTGTAATAATTTCATATTACCTCCTATTTTTTGAAAAATTTAGTTGCACCTTTGATACCAAATGATGCTGATACAATTACACCTAAAGTATATTTGTACCAATCTGGTGCTTGACTTAATGCTTGAAAACCATTGTAAACAATATCTCTGCCCCAGTCTCCACAGAATGACAAAATTAATGGGATGCTAAAAAGCAAAACTAACCATTCATCTTTCCATGAATCTTGCGTATTTTTAATTGCCTCTAAATCCCAATCAACTTCTCCTTTAATCTGTTTTTCCATTAAAGAAGTTTTAGCTTTTATTTCTGTAACTTTTTGTTCAGCTTTTGCTTTGCGTGTATCTACAACACCCTTAACAACTTCGCCTGCTACTCCTAACAATGGTTTTATTAATAAATTTAACATATGTTTCCACCTACTTGTTCGTAATAAATAAATAAATTCGCTAATTGTATTGTGACTAACGTTGCAAACAACAAGATGAATATTGTTTTAAACATCTTGTAATTTCTTACTAAGCATTTCTACTCTTTGCGGCACTTGACGATACCACTTTGAATTTTTAATTTCTTCGGATGCTTCGGTATATTGTTTGTTGTTAATTAATTCTAATGTCTTTTTAAATTTGCTAAAGCCTGTTGTGCCAATAACAAAGCACGCTTCTATAAAAACTTCTTGAATAGGTTTAGGCAACTCTGCAAAATTATCGTGCAAAGACATAGCACCACGATAGGCAATAGAAAAATCATATTCAAAAGTTTTTTCCAAGTGTCGATGATCGTATTGTTTATCGTCTTCCCATTTTTCATCATCTCTACACAAATGACCATATCCAATGGTACGTTTTCCCAAAGTATCTTTGTAAACTTTATTCCTATATCCTTCATGTTCTTTTATTTCTTCTCGCAATGTTTCAAATTCCATAACGTTTCTTTTTTCCTAATTTCTTCTTTAAGTTTTTCGAGATACAAAATACTATCGGCTAACTCTTCTTGCGTGTTTGTTATCCAATGTTCTAAACTTTGTTCAGCATCTTCCATTGTTACACCAAACTTTTTAATACCAGACTCCGATCTGTCTGCCATTCTATCTAATACTCGTTGTACTAATGGGTCTTTTGTTTTCATAGTTTACCTACCCACCTGTTACCCTTGCGAAGTATCATGGGTTCTAAATGTGGAACACCATCAATGATAACCATGCAACCAAGAACAGGTCTTTTAATGTTAACTCGAGAATACGCAAAAGCCAGAGAGTCTTTGTCTATTAAACATCCTATTGTAGCTCCCCACCGAAGAGATTCTGGGCTACTAAAAAACTTACACTCAAAACGAGAATGATAATGTGATTGCACATATCCCTCATAATTAAGTGCCTGTGCTGACTTTAAACAATCAGCGTTCATATTATGGGTAAAGTAATAACTACCAAACTTATCTTTAATAATAAGACTATCATGCCACTTCCAATTTTTTTTATTTACTTCTAGTATATCCGCATAATCTTTTAAAACTTGTTGCGGAAAACCATGAAACTTACGTTTACGATAAACCATTGAACCATGATTAGAATTTAACAAATCTAGTTTAGGAAATACTTTTTCTAATTTATGTATATCTTCTTTTGCTAAATCTAATTCTTTGGTACTGTTTGGTAAGTCTGGGTCAGAGTCGTGAAAGCTCAATGCAGAGTAATCACACTCATCGCCTAGATGCACATATTTATCCTTTGCTCCAAATTTATATTTAGACTTTATAGCCTTTAAAAATTCTAAATGATCTGGATGTGCGTAAGGATAATGTGTATCTGAAATACACAATATTTTCATTTATTCTATCAATCTAAAGAACGTATAGATTGCTCCTAAAATACCTCCGATGAACAAAGCTACTTTTAATCCTCCGATACCCATATTAGATACTTTATTAATATCACGAATTTGTTTCTGCATGATATTAACGTCTTCTCTTATATATTTGACATCAGTTTTTAATTCTGCAATTTCTTTTTCCCAATCAGACATTTGTATTACCTATATGTGAGCCACATTGAAATATGACTGTTAATTTTCTTTCTTTTAAATCAGCATCAAGATAATTAGCTAAGTTGTTTTTTGCTAAATTACATTCTATATTATCATTAAAGTTTAAAGGTACTTCACTCTTGAAACAAAGTGTTTGATCTAACTCTCCTACATTAAGCATACAAATCATGGCAAATATTTTAAACATAATTACATTTTAGATAATGGATTATCTAAAGCCTTTTTAATTTGTTTATCTGTTTTTTCTTCTAATGCTTTCATGTCATCTTTTATATTAGTTATAGCTTCTTTTAAATCTCTTGCGTTTTCTCTGCTATCTTCTTTAACTTGTTGTTCTACATCATTAACAATCTTTTCA